TTAACACCACTACTACCATTGTAACCAGTTGTACCTGGGCTGTATACTTTATCCGTATCACCCGTTTTGAATGGGTTTATACCTTTATCACCTTGTTTTTTAATATCTTTTTTGATATCAGGGTTATTTTTATCGTATTTATAAATTCCAGTGTTGGTTGTACGTGTCTTTTTTTCTTTTCCTAATCCAAACTCCTTTTTCTTTGTTGCATCCGTTGGAACACTAACATCCTTTTTAACACCACTACTACCATTGTAACCAGTTGTACCTGGGCTGTATACTTTATCCGTATCACCCGTTTTGAATGGGTTTATACCTTTATCACCTTGTTTTTTAATATCTTTTTTGATATCAGGGTTATCTTGGCCTATAGCGTAAATTCCATCGGATGTTGTTCTATCAGGTTCTACTACTCCAAACTCCATTTTTTTTGAGGTGTCCGATGGAACACTAACACCATCTTTAATTGTAGCTGGTAAATGATGATATTTAAGACCATCATCTTTTGATTTGAATGGGTTTAGGTTCTGTTTATCAAACTCACTACGGACACCATATGAATGTTTGTCTGGTGCATCTACCTTAAATTTATCTTTTAATTTTGATAATCCAAAATTATCTCGTTTATCGTTTTGACTTGTCGGAACTGAATTCCAATATGTGTTTTTATATTCAGTATCTGGTGTTATACTATCAAACGGATTAAACTTTTGTTTATATGGGTTTGTAAATACGTTAAGTGAAAAAGGTGGTGTTGCTCCAGTTAAAGTTACTAGTGTGTTTACAACTACTCGTGTATCTGTTTTCCCTGCTTTCACGTTTCCAGCAGTTATACCTGCGTTACTAAAAGTATTTTCATATCTTCGTGTCAATGATAACCCAAGTCCATAAACAGAATCAAACCCACCGATATCAGTTTTCCATACAGTTGCCGAGTCTGCGAGTTTTTTGAAGATAGGTACTCGTAATGCTTGTTGTACTTTAGCTGAAATTTTTAATTTAGCATACATGGTTTCTATATCAGCATATTCGGTTTGTAAAACAGCACTGAACCCTGCTTTCAATCCCATTCGGACAGCTGAATTATTACCCAATTTTACAGTATTAGTTATAGTACCATAATAAAATGACGGGTCGTATACTGGGATTAATCCAGCTCTCTGTGGTTTTAAACCAAGATGTTGTGCTCCAACGGCTGTTAATAACCCAAGTGGTGTCCACCACTTACCAAACTTATTTGTTCTTTGTAATAAAAGTTGTTTGCCACCCCATAGCATACCTTTAGGTGACTTTAACCACCCACCAACTCTGGCTGTATCAATAATGGCTCTTGTTGTGGATGATATAATACCACCTCTAATCAAACCATCATCAAATGTTAACCCAAACTGACCATAATTTTGTGGTTCTCCATTTGTTAAACCACTACGTTGAATACCTGTTAAAATCAATGGATGTCTGTATAATGGTGTTGTTGTGTTATATGAATCATCTTTTAAATTAAACTTATTATACATTTTATCTAAAAAAGACGGCGATTGTCTCATCTCTTGTAATTGGGATATACCTTTATTTGTAAGTTGATTATCCAAAAAGTATTTTGTGTCTGGATTATATCGTTGTGTATCACCCGTATACGCTCCTACTGGTTTAAAAGTACCATATCCTGGTGCAAAACTAACACCTGGATATAAACTTCCAAAGTCACCATATTTAGAGACTGATGTATCAAATATAGTATTATCTGGATTTACACCAATAAACTTTGTATCATCTACGTTATTAAAATTAAATGTAAATCCAGTAGCGTGGATATCTGGGATGAAATTAACTGGTGTTGGTGTAGTCTCACCCAAGAATTGTGAACTATTATTAAATATACTTGCATTAGTCTCACCCAAGAATTGTGAACTATTATTAAATATACTTGCATTAGTCTCACCCAAGAATTGTGAACTATTATTAAATATACTTGGACAAATTTCACCCAAGAATTGTGAACTATTATTAAATATACTTGGACAAATTTCACCCAAGAATTGTGAACTATTATTAAATATACTTGGACAAATTTCACCCAAGAAATTAGATGAGTTACTAAATATACTTGTATTAGTCTCACCCAGGAATTGTGAACTATTATCAAATATACTTGTATTGGTTTCACCTAAAAAGTTAGATGAGTTACTGAATATATTTGGGTTGGTTTCACCTAAAAAGTTAGATGAGTTACTGAATATATTTGGGTTGGTTTCACCTAAAAAGTTAGATGAGTTACTGAATATATTTGGGTTGGTTTCACCCAAGAAATTAGAACTATTATCAAATTTGACACCATCCGTTTCACCCAAGAAATTAGAACTATTATCAAATTTGACACCATCCGTTTCACCCAAGAAATTAGATGAGTTATCCATAGATGTTTGTTTTGTCTCTCCCAAGAAATTAGAACTATTATCAAATTTAGGTGGAGTAGCTTCACCTAAAAATTTAGATGAGTTATCAAACTTGTTTACTTTTGTTCCTTGTTTAGTAGGTGTCTTATCTGATTTTTCTAAAATAGGTTTTGACTTTAACATTGAACTCAATGGAGTTTGATTTTGTTTCTTGTTTATAGATTCACGTGGCGTGTTTACCAAAGGTTCTTTCTTTGGCATTCTAAACTTTGATAAATCAGATTTTAAATCTTTTAAAGCCATTTAGTTATCTCCCATATCCAGTTGTTCTTACACTATTTTGTTTTCTTTGTACTCTACTTATTTCAGAAACTACACGACCATCAACTGTAATCTGTATTGGTTGTGTTTGGATATCACTTCTTAATCCTTTTATTTCATTTATTAAACCACTTAGGTCTATTCCACCACCCATTGCAAGGGCCCCCTTGTCATTTGGTTCATTTATCAAGCCACCTATACTTGAATTCTGACTAGTCGGTTCATTTATCAAGTCACCTATGCCTGAATTCTGACTAACTGGTGGTTCACCAACGATTCCACCTTCACTAAGTAGTCCAGGTGCGGTTATTCCACCTTCACTAAGTAGTCTAGGTGCGGCTATTCCACCTTCACTAAGTAGTCCAGGTGCGGCTATTACATCATCATTAGGTGATAATTCAAATAAACCACCCTCTTTTGTTGATACTTGTGTTTTACCATCAGCAGGAGACATCAAGTCACCTGCTGGTGTAGCAATACCACTTATAAGACCGAACCCCGTTGAAACTATCCCTGCGGCGAATATGGCACCTGCAATAGCACCTGGAATACCACCACCAGAAGCCAGGGCTTTAAATGCTGTATAAGCCGCGGAAATAACACCTAAGTAAGCGACACCTTTTAATGCACTTCCTATCAGTCCAATAATTGGCTCCATTTTCACTAGGTAATCGTACATATCAATGAATGGTTGGGCAATAGAAGTAATCATGCTTGATAACATCTTGAAACCTTCGTAAAGTCCAGCGAAGGCGGCTGCGACCAGACCGAAGATACTTAATATTGAACTAAATGCATCTACAATACCTATCAGTGCTGGTGTCATTGTTTGAACTGACTGTGAAAGTTTTTCCATTGACACAGCCATTTTTTGTTGCAGAGTCAATCGTTCATTTTCTTGAACTCGTGCTGCAGCCTGTTCTAGATTAATACCCTCGTGAGCCATCAACTCTTCGACTGTAGCTTGTGTAATGTCTTTACCGTATTTATCACGAAATTTTACAGCCTGATTCATTTTTAACATTTCCCCAAGTGACATTTGCATGGCTTCAGCTATGCTCTTTTGTTGCCAAACATGTTTACCCTCAAGGTCATGTATACCGCGGAGCTGTTGTTTTTGTAATTCAAGAACTTTGGTTTTGTCATCAGCTAGAATAGCGGCTCTAATCTCATTATTATTAATTTTAACACCAGTTAATAGGTAGGCCCTCAATTCTTTTTTTAATGAAGATGTATATGATAGAGTTTTTTGAGCAGCTGCTGAAGATTTTTCCAGAGTAGTTCCCATTTGTTTAGCCATGATTACTGCAGCTGTCATTTGTTCTACACTACCTTTAAACGACGCCTTTATTTCTTCACTTAAATCACTTATATCTTTAAATACACCGTTTAAGTTTATTGATTCATCCGTAGCTTTCTCTAATAGGATAACCGTACCTGCTATTCTTGTTTTTACATCTTCTGTGTTTTCACCAATTGTTTCAGCCCATACATTGAACTCGGCAGCCTTTTCACCAGTAAGACCCCAAAACTTAGTTAGTTTTACTTGAGATTTTAACAAATCCTCTGAAAACATGCTTGATGTACCAAGATGTTCTGTTAATTCCTCTTGTGCTTTTAATAAGTCTTTGGTTGTATATAATAATTCTTTAGATGTTAATGACATATCATTAAAGGTATCCCTCATAATAATAGCTTCTTTACGAGATATTCCTAAATTTCTTGATAGTTCAATTACTTGCTTATCAAAATCAAACGCTAATTTTATAGCGGCTAATGTTATTAATAATGGTGCAAATGGTGCGAGTGCTACCAATAAAGATTTACCAAATCCCATTACTCCACTTGTCATACCTTGAAACCCAGACATTATTGATGACGATAATCCTTTTTGGTTGGCCATTGATGCTTTAAAGTGTTCGGTAAATGCACCTGCCACCTTTTCTTTAAATTCGTCACGTAGTTCATCAAAACCCATTGCTTTTGATAAAAAATTACCAACAAACGGAATACTTTTAACTTTACCCTCAAGACTATCAATAAAACCATCTGTACTATCTGAGAGTGACTTGGCTAACTCCTCACTTGCTGTTTCGGACTTTTTTTTAAAGTCTTCTAATCTTTTGAGTGCAGCAGCATCGGCTGCCGCCTCTTCGGCCGCGGCCTTCTTTTGTTCTGCAATACGTACTTTTTCTTCTTCTTTTTGTTTTTTCTGCAATTGCAACTCTTTCATACGATTATTTAAACCTTCAAGAATTGTCTTTTTGGCGTCAGTACTGAGATATTTTTTTTTGGTCATTATCTCAACTATTGATTTTTGAATTATCTTCTCTTCTGCTGAGATGTCTTTGGCCTTAATTAACTGTTCGACTATCTCTTTTTGGTAGTCAGATGCACCAAATAGATTATCCGCTTGGTCTTTAAAGACCGCGTTAATCTCGTTAGCTTTTTCTTTTTGCGCCCTCATTACCACAAGTTGTTCTTCCATCAAGTCTTTGATAGCTAACAAATCTTCTGGGTCTGTGAATTCTTTTTCGGCCATTATTTAACCTATTTTTTACCAGCGTATTTTAAAATATGGTCGGGGATATCCAAATGTGGGAAGTCTCTTCTGATTTTATCAATTTCGTCTTCAAGTTCTTTGGCAGCACCATGTGCTTTTGTAAGTGCACGAGCCACATTCGGGTCTAGTTTTATCCACTTTTTTAATGAAGATAAAAATAATTTACTTAAAAATCCCTCTGACAGTCTGGATTGGATTGATATCCGTTCAATGGTCTCTACGAGTTTTTGTTTATTGTTCATATATGTTCCTTATTACATTTACTGTATATATAAATAGTAAGAGGGATTATTTTCTAATCCCCCCTTTGGTTTTTTTAACCCGTTTCTGATATGCCGTCTGTTCTTTTTGTTTAAATTCAACAATTTTCTTGATATAATATCGTCTAGCCCACAATGGCATATTGTATACATCTGAAAATGTAAACCCGCCATTTCCATGATATATCAAATCAAAAATTTCACTATGTACTATTTGTCTATTTTTAGGATTCGGGCCAAAAAAAGTTAGTGTCCATAGGCATAGACATTTCCCTCCTTTCGCCAGTTTCCTCTGATACAAATTCAAACATCAAATCAATATCTGGTGCTACTTCCTTGATGTGACTTCGTATTGCACGAGAATCTACTGCGAATAACTCATTGTCAACAAAACTATTTATATATTTTTTATCAGTTTCACCATCAACGGATATTATCATCGTTTTCAAGCGAGTTGTTAATTCTTTTGATGTCTTATCCCCTAACTTCCTACTTGCTTTTGTTAGATTTTTTATTTGGCGTTTGATGTACTTTTCCTTTGAATCTGTAAGTAATTGGAAAATTATCTCTCTGTTAGAATTGGGTAATGTGAATTCAAATTCATTTTTGTTTAATTCCACTTGACTTGAACCATCATATGGTTTATTTTCAAATTCAGTTAAATCAATTACCTCGTCTTGTTTTTCACCAGAGAATGGGTCAGTTATATTTACTTTATAATCTTTACCATACCCCAATATACGTGCGGCAATCATTATTGCATTTTTATCACCTACTACTAAATCATCATACTTAACATGATGGCCATCTCCATTACTGATGATTAATGATTTTAATAGTCTGTCTAAAACACTACCATCTTTAATATACGATTGCGTAGATAGAATATCTTCTTCCTTTGCAGTCATATACTTCATTTCAACTTTACCATTTGATAATGGATTGTCTGCTGAATAAACTAGCCCCTTAGATGGTAAATCTATAATTTCTGTAGGGAATTTATATTCAGATACTTTCTTTTGTTCGTATTGTTGTTTTGCCAACTGAACCATTTCGTCATTAGACGCGGGACTTTTGTAGTCATCTTGTAACTCGTTACTCATAGTTGTTTTCTCCTTTTTAAAACTTATTGGTTAACCATATATAAATATGAAAATTTTTATTTATAAAACAAAAAACCCCAACACAAGGTTGGGGTTTAATTTTTAATTTGTATTTATCAATCAGAAATTAAGTATTATCCTTTAGGTTCTATGATGAACTACTGTAATAAACACTCGTCCAGTATTAATATTTAAAGTACCACCATATGCTGTAGTAGATATACTGATAACTGCTTCAGTAGTCGAATCTAAATCTTCTATATAATCATTTACAGTCTTAGCTAAACTTCCAGCTTCTGTTGAAACTTCAGTAGCGTCAACATTCCCAGTAAATATTTTTGTTGTAGTCTCATATGCTGCCATGTATAATCCTTAATATTGTAGTATTGCGTAATCGTATCTTAATGTTAAAGATACGGTTGCGATTTCAGAACCACCATAATCCATATCGGAGAATGCTGCTTTTGTTAGAAAAGCACCTTTCAATGTCCATTCTTCAACTTTATCACCAACTGGCCCTAATGCATTAAATGTAACATCTTTTTTGTAAAAATCAGAGTATCCATCACGACCCGTTACCGATTCGTGGTGTAACCGTATCCATTCCATTGCTGCTTGAGCTGCCGATGGTACTACTGCATCATAAAGTGTTACATCTATTGCAGTCCACTCACTTTTACCTTTAACATATCTTTTTACATTGATATGGTCTATTGCAACTTCAGCATTAGTAATCTCAGGTCTTCCGGATGTTTTAACTAAGTATGCGGGTATCCCCTCTATATACATAATGAACCTATTTGACATTTTAGGTTCAAACGATGTATACATTATTTCATTCGGGTCTAGTAGTTGTGCCATTTATATTTCTCCATTGTTGTTTCTATTCTTTATTATAAATATTATCATTTAAAAAAATATTCAACCCCTCTAATTAAAGAGAGGTTAAATACTTATATATTATTCTGGAAATGCTGCACCAGTTGGTAATATGTTAAAGTCAAGAACAATAAACTCAGCTGTTTTCGTTGGTTGTAAGAATATTTCACCAAGTAAGATGTTTCTATCTATTATGTCTGGTGTATTATTTGTTTCATCCATTATCACTTTAAATGCATACAATCCTTGTCTTTGTTGTATTGATTCCAAATATGGATTTACAATTGATAAGAATCTGTTTCTTGTTGCTGATGAATTTTGTTCGAACACCAAGTAACGAGTAGATGATGCAATGAATTTCTTAACTGCTATCAACAATCTTCTTACATTTATTCTATCCAATGCAGATGGTTTAGCTTGTAGTGTTTTTTGTCCAAATACCGTTACACCCTGCCCTGGGAATGTTGCTATTGGATTAACTCTACCTTCGTATAAATCATCTCTTTCAGTTCTTGTTAATCTTGTTTCTGCTTTAATAACATTCGTTAAACCACCACGATTCAATCCTGCAGGAGCAAACCATTCTGCTGCAACTTGGTCGTTAAACGCGATAACACCTGGTAATACTACCGATGGTGGCACCCATACTGGTTTGTTTTTATCTGAGTCTAAAATCTTAACCCAAGGATAGTATGTTGCTACGTAGTTAGAATCAAATGCTGCAACTGTATTAGTTGTGGTTGAAATAGATATACCCTTTTCTACTGCATCCATCACATAGAATGTATCTTGTCTATCTTCGCACATATCTTTAGCGAATGTAGTTACTGAACTATGTAATTTATGGATAAGTCCTGGTATTACTAACATATTGATATCAAACTCATCTGGATTAGATATTGCATTAATTGCTTTTCTAAATTGAACCGTTCCAGTTGAAGTTGCAGTTGCACAATTCCATCCTTGTGTATTTCCCCCGACTATATTTCCACCAACATATACATCTCTATGTGGTTTGTATCCATCAAATCCACCTTGAAATGGAACTAAGAATTTCTTAGATGCTAATCCCGTATTTGTTGTTAAGTCTATCGAACCACTATATGCAAGTGTTGATGATGGGTAATTTGCACCCGCTTCTTGGTTGTAATCCCCTAAGTAGAATGCCGAACCTATAGTTCCAGTACCACTGTCAACTGTTGGAGCTAAAAACTCAAGATTATCAGTAGTTGCGAAATCAAAATTATACCCCCAATACCTCTTAGCATTGTAAGTACTATTTATTTGTTGTGATGTTACATAAGTTGGGGTTGGAATCAAAATCGCCGAACCGAACGGGTTTGCTAATGCAGCGAAACCAAATGGTACAATTGATGGGTCTATACCTTTGTTGGCAACAACAGCTGCCACCTCAACTCTAATATTTTTTGATAGATTTTTATAATCACCATTCGTTGAAAGTTTACCATCATCATCAACCGTAATATACTCATCACCAATTACTCTTGCAATGTAATTTGGTGAATCTGGGTCTAAATTAACATTCTGCCACACTTCAACAATATTTGGTCTAATATCTGAATCGGTTATACCCACAAACGGACTACCTTTTCTAGCTACTGGTTTGTCTTGGTCAACTCTTCTAAGTAGAACTGTAAACGAACCATACTCAGAACCTGCAACCGTTCCTGCTGCTTTAATATCTCTAATACCAATCATAAACTCATAGTTAGTTGCAGTACCATGTGACATTGTATGAAACTTAAATAAACTGGTAGTACTCCCACCCACTTTTTGTGATGTTATCCATGGTGTACTTGCTTCGGAATATGCTTTTGTGTAATCTGGTGTGTATACAGTAGCAACTCTGACCAAGACATCCTCACCCGTTGCAAATGATGCCGATTGAAATGTTGCAAAGTTTGAATATACATATGCTTGTTTCTCCCCTCTTGGTGAGAATCCAAACGTTTTAGTATAATAATTGGTGTTTATTGGATTCAATGATGCTGTATAAGATGTTTTAGTTATCGTTGACCCAGATAGTGTTAATGAAAACAGTGATGCTGTAGATGGTGTACCGCCGCCTGTTGCACCCACCCAAGAAATTCCAGTATTATGGTCTGTCGTAGTACTTTGGTGAAACACATCTTCGTCTGATGTTATATTAGCATGGTTTGTTGGGTGTAATATTGCAACTGCTTCCCATCCCGTTGATTGTGATGATGACATTTGTAATACTGCTGGTTTGTGTAATGTATATCCACTCGCACCCAATACTCTAACGATTGTTGCTACACCTGCATCTTCCAAATATGCCTGTGCGGTGTATGGTAAATATGAATCTTCTGTCAATCCACCGAACTGTTGTTGAAAGTCTTGAAATGAATCAACTTGGGTTGGAACGAATGCAGGGCCTTTTATAGTCTGGCCTATTAGTGCTGCTCCAATCTCTCCTATTCCTTGTGGTAAAAATGACAAGTCCTTTTCTCGTGTAAATACACCTGGACTTACTATTCTTTCTGCCATTTATTTCTCCTATTAATTTCTATGGTTTATATGTTTATAAATACTTCCAAAAATTCAAAACGATATATTTATTTCTTAGGAGTGAATACACCTGAGTCAATATCAAATTCACCCTCACCATACTTCTGTCTTAACTCTGCGGCTAATTCAACTTCAGACTCTCTCAACTTAATATATTTTTCTCTAAGAGATTGTTTAATACCATCAATGTGTTTGATTTGGGATTCTAATAAAGTGAGTTCAATTTCTACTTCCCCAAGTCTTGCTGTAATCTCTGAGAAATCGTTTTTAAACTTTTGGATTTTTTGAATTTCTAATTCTTCAAATTTGATAACTTGTGTTTCTGAAACTTTTTGTACTTCTGCCATTTTTATTATATTTATATGGTTAAATAATCACTTTATATAAATATGTAAATATTTTCCAAAAACTATGTATCTAATTTAGTTTTAAATACTACTTTTGAATATCCAAAGGCTTTTTTGGTATTTATGGAGTGACCAGTGTGTTCTGGTATGAGATATGCTCTTGTATTTAAGGTTACACTACTTCTAACAACTCGTTCCTCACCTACACCATTGGTGGTTTCAAATGAATACGATTCACCTTTAATTTCAAATTTATATCGTTGACCGAATGAACCACCTTGAAAATATATTACTTGTTCTACTAATTTATTTAAGTCTTGCATGAAATCACACCAAATAATTACATCATATGATATATTAACATAATCGGGTGTATCAACTATATATCGTTCTTGCACTGGTTTCTGGTCTATTAGTTGTGAGAATGCATCATATTTATTCTCATTTGTATATTTTCTAACAAATGTTCTTGAAGTGTCATCATCAGTTAGAACTTTTAATTTAGCTAAATCTGTATTTACATCCAATGAATTTCTTTTGAAAGTTATTAGTGGTGTAATTATCTTACCATTCTTATCTCGTATATACCCTTGTTTTTGAGCAGATACCCAATTTTCTGGTGATGCATATAAAACTGGAACAGTTATAAATTTACCATCTTCTTTTATTGTAGGTTTTATGTCCTTCTCTAAAAAATCTTTGAATGCTAAATCAATATCGTAAATTCCAACTGATATGTTTTTTACATCATCATTTTTTCTACTTATTTGTTTAGCTTTGTTCAACTTGGGGTCATCTGAAAATGAACTTTGAGTTCTTTTTAAGTCAACTTTATCATCCCTATCAATTCTATATTTTCTAGCCATATTATATTCCCATTGGTAAATCGTTATTATCTTTATTGATACCAACTCTGAAATCATCTTTTAGTTTTAACTGACTTCTTCTTGCAACGTGAGTTGATACTGTTATTGATACATTATATCCTTGTGTATCACCACCATCCCAAGTATCTGGATTTTTACCTGCAAAGAATTGATTCTCTAAATCTGAATCTACTATGTGGTGTTCATCATTCCAGTCAATTACATCACCAATTTCTGGAAATATATTTTTATCAACTA